TCAATTTTGCATATATTTTGCAAGTGCAGCGGTGGCCTCTGATTCCTGTTTTGCACTGACGTGAGCATACACACCAAGCGTAATAGTCGGATCTGTGTGCCCTACCAGTTTTTGTACTGACGTAACAGGAACACCAGCAATCAATAAATTAGATATAAAACTATGCCTGAACCCGTGAATGGTTATTCTAGGTGTAAGCCCATTGTCATCTTGAAGCTTATGCAGTCGCTTAGACGGTGTGTTTAATGACTGATACCCGTTTTTAGTATTAGTGAAAAGCAACTGATTCGGTTGCATCGTATTAATACCTAGTTGTAGGAATGTTTCCTGCTGTATTCTACGCCACCGTTTCAAGTATGCCATCGTTTGACCGTCTACCGGAATGGTGCGCCGTCCAGCGCGTGTTTTTGGTGCCTGAACGATCTGGTGGCCTTTATCACCTTGCGTTAGTGTTTTGTTCACTTTGATACTGTTTTCTTTAAAGCTTACATCATTCCACGTCAGCGCTAGTAGTTCCCCACGCCGAACCCCTGTAAAGGCTAAAACCCTAAACATGATGAAGACATCGAAGTGGTTCTCTTGGTCGATACAGGCAAAGAAGTGATTCATTTGTTCCTTAGTCCAAAAGTTTTCAGGCTTATCACCAGCCAGATCGTCATGGTGCGGTAAAACAACGGCTTTGGCGGGATTCTTACTCATATACCCTTGTCGGACTGCGTAGTCCATAACCGATGAAACATAGTTATACCAGCGCTTATAGTTAGCAGAGGTGAACTCAAACCACCTCTTAACAGCCTTCTGTACGTCCTTAGTGGTTATAGTAGCGATCCGCTTACCGCCAAATGCCGGTAGGATGTGATTATTGAACATGCCAGCAGTTCGAGCCCACGTTGATTCCCTTACTGTATTAATGTAGTTTCCATACCACTCCTCATACACATCCCGAAAGAACACGGGCTTTGGTTTCTCTTCTTCTAAGTCACCGTTGCTGATTGCTAGCTCAAGTCTAGCTGCTGCAACAGTGGCTTCTTTTTTTGTCTTAAACCCTCGCCGCACCTTGTACTTCTTGTGGCCAGTCTGTAGATCATTACCAGCAAAGACTTGAACGCGCCAGAACTCTTTGCCGTTTTTCGTTGCGTACTTTTTAATTGATGCCATATTCTTCTCCTATCCGTCACGCTGGGCAGGCGGTGTTAGATTGGAGAGTTTCACTCAAATTCGAGTAAAAGGTGGCGGCCGATTTTTCGGCCATGATATTAAATATAGAAATTAAGCGTGTTTTGCTGTTACTGCATCTAGAAGCTGTTCAAAAGAACTCATGAATTCAGACTTGACGTAGTCGACTTGGCCATCGTTCTTCACGATTGACCGTAATCCTCTTAACAAAGCACCAAATGATGCCGACAGACCCCTATCCGAATGAAAACCATTGTAGAAAGCAGTACAGAGCTGAATTGCATCATTGATGGTCAGCATCTCAAAAGTATCCATCTTTTCTAAATCGAGGTTGTCAATACTATTAACTAACTGATTCATGGCGCGCATGCGCATTTGATTCGCGGATTCAGTGGTGCTCATGGACTTTTTGATAGCAGATAATACTTTTTCTGCATCTTCTGGAGTTTTATTTCCATGTTCAAAGTCATCAATAATTTTTTTTAGTTCTCGATTAGTCATCGTATGTGCGATGGTTTCATCAATTGCGGTTGGATCACTCGATATCCCTTGGAGATATGGTATTGAAACGGATAAAGCATCTGACAAAGATTTCCAAACATCCATGCGCGGTTCTCTAAGACCGCGTTCGTATGCGCTAATAGTTTGCCGTGTAACCTTGAGCTGTGCGGCCAAGTCGCCTTGGCTAAGATGAGCAGCTTCACGTGCTGCCTTAATTCGATTATTGGTCATAAATTTTCATCTCCTAAAGGCCAGCATAGCGGATTTTAGAATAAGTAGCAACGATCATTTAACTTTTTTTACAGATTGACGCTTGCAAAGTTAACAATACGATGCTAAGATTGCATATGTTAACAAAGTGATGCTAACAGTAAAATCATATGAATGAGGTGAAACACAATGCAACTACAGATTAGCACTACACCAGAGTTTGAGAACAAGCTTCGGTCGCTCGTACGTCAAACCGTGGCAGAGATGATGCCACAGCAGCAGCCCATCCAGCCGCAGATTCCAGAATTCTTGAATCTCGGTGAGGCATGCAAGTTTTTGCATGTCAGCCGCGGCACACTCGACAAGCTCGTCAAGCGTGGCGAAATCAAGGTAACGCATGTAAATACTGCTAAGCGTATTAGCAAGAAGCAGTTGATCGAGTTCATGGCATCAAGGGAAGTTTAGACTGCTGGGCAGGCGGCAAATTGTAAGTAACTAGGGTTTATCACAAAAAAGTGAAAAACCTGCGACATGACGCATAGCGCCAGAAAGGTAAATATATGAAAGTAGTTTATCCGTCAATCGTGGAGCAATTCTATGAGGGTTTGAAATCTGAAGGCGTAACGGCTGGCAAGGACGAGGTATATCGCACCATGGTCGAGACCAACTTAATTGACGAAAACGGTGTTCCTACACAATACGCATTGGACAATGGTTTTATCAAGTGTAATGAGCCGGAAAGCCTAGCAGAGTTAAAGGAGCTTTATCCTAATCTTCAGAAATACTCAGACGATCATTTCATGAAGACTGACGAAGGCTGGTACGCTGATGCCTTTGTATTACGTAGCGAATCTATGCTTTTATTGAACGATCCGGCTACGTCCGAAACAGACAAGCAAAATGCTCGGATCGTCCTTAACTATATCAAGGAGGATGATGCCGATGAATAGCCTTATTACGTGGATATTTATTCACCCCACAGTTATACCCGTCATGCTGATGGTTTTCATGAACGGTGGCGTGCTGGGAGCGTTTCTACAGTTTAGAGAGGACTATGACCATGGCAAAAATGATAAATAGCAAGTACGGATGGACGTGGCCACAGTTTGTAAAGGCTGATGCTGATTGTGATCGGTATTGGCAAGCTCAAAAAGCCGAAAAACGTTCACTAAACGAGGCCACAAAAAAATCGCCAAGAGTGGCAACTCAAGGCGAGAAGAAGACAAGCGAAAAGATACAAATCAACTTTTAGCTTGCCTCTAAGTGGTTACTTTGTCAAGGAAAATGGAGGCAATTATGATGAAAAATGTTTCAAATAGCACCAAAGCGCCTGATTTAAATATGGCGTCTTGGAACCTCAGCACTGCAAAAGGACTTTTGGAAGCCCTTAGTGATGAATTCGACATTATGGAAGGCTCTGTCGTTTCATATAAAAGCAATCGTAATGAAGAAAATACTGCAATCTTGGCATACTGTACGGATCGCTCATTTTATACATGGATGGCGCTACTGAAAGCAATTCAAGAATACGTTGATAGCAGTCTGGCAACGATTGACGAGGCAGACAAATGATGAAGAAAGATTACTATACAACCGCACAGGCGCTTTTGAGCGATACAAGCGCAATGGTGAATATCTTGCGACATCAGATCAACGATGAACAGCAATCAGCACTGGCCGACACAGTCGCTGACATGATCATTGATGCTCGCCGTCTACTCTTGGAAGGAGATGTGGCCGATGGTCGACGTGCTTAAAGTAGCGCTTGGTTATCAGCAACACGGCTTTGCAGTCTATCCCCTTGCGCCAGAGACACGAACACCACTTGCTGGTTCGCATGGGTACAAAGATGCCACCAAAGACCCAGAACAGGCCAAGAAATGGTGGGGCGAACATCCTAACTACAATATTGGCTTAGGGCTTGATGGCGTGCTGGTGTTTGATATTGATATGGGTCATAAAAGCGAGGCTAATGGCAATGAGTCGTTGGCTAAATTGAGCGCTGATGGTCGTGCTGGTCAGATTCCTTCTAGCTATGTTGAAACCACCCCAAACGGCGGACTCCATATTTTCTTCACCTATCCCAAGGAATTGAAGCTAACTAGTCGATCGGATTTGTTCTCTAAGAATGGCGAGAAAACCGGCCTTGACTATATTGCAACTGGAGTGCCGGTTTTCCCTAGCATTCGCGAGAACGGCATGTATCAACCACTTAGAGGGCACAAGATCACCAAAATAGCCCCAGTGCCTCAGTGGTTACTAGATGAAATTCAGCGTGTCGGCCACCCTAACCTAGGGTTTGGCGGTTCAACAGTTTATCGAGGCAAACGATGGACAGGAAAGCTGCTAGATGAAATAGTGAACGGCACTAGTACCGGCAATCGCAATGACTTTCTGACCAAGATTGCTGGCAAAATGTTTTTCACTGGTGCAGAACCGCAGACAGTATATAACCTGCTGTTTACAACTAATGATAACTATCTAGATACACCACTGGCAGAAGCCGAAGTGAATAAGATTTTTAAGTCAGTATTGAAAGCCGAAGAGAGGAGGCGCGCTATTGGTTAAAGCGATGCCCGAAGATATTAAGCAAGAAGCAAAGAAAGTGGTCAACGTTGATTTTACAGGTCAAGAGCAATGGCGAAATGACCTTAAACTTGACGGCAATGGTGGTATTAGAAAAGATTCAGTGGTTAATATTCAACTGCTACTTGATAATGATCCAGCCTTCGCCAATGTCATCGCTTGGGACGACTTTTCAGAGATGCTTATTAAGACAAAAGGCGTTAAAGGATTACCGATTCGTAAAGGCTTCTGGACTGATGAAGATGACGCTGTCGTCCGCTCATATATGGAGCGTAAGCACAATCTCTTGTTTAGCAAGCAGAATGAGCAAGATGCCATGGTTGCTGTTGGCAAGGACCATTCAATTAATCCGGTTAAAGACTGGATCGAAGCTGAAAAATGGGACGGTACCCCTAGAGCAGAACGTTACTTCATCGACTATCTAGGTGCCGAAGACAATGAATACACCCGTGCTGTTACTCGTAAGTGGTTAGCTGGGGCTGTAAAACGTGTCTATCAGCCCGGTTGCAAGTTTGAGATCGTTCCAATTCTCGAAGGGAAACAAGGACTTGGCAAGAGTACGGCTGCTCGTAACTTATTCCCGAAAAAGTTCAGCGATTCATTAAAATCAATGGGCAAAACGGACGAAGATTATAAGAAGCTGCAAGGTAACTGGATCATGGAACTAGGCGAGCTTTCCGCTATGAAAAAGACCGAGATTGAATCAGCTAAGAGCTTCGTCAGCGCCCAGTCTGATTCATACCGAGGGAGTTACAGCCATTATGTTTACCCACATTTACGCAAGTGCGTGTTCATTGGCAGCACTAATCAGCAGGACTACTTGAAAGACGCAACTGGTGAGCGGCGTTTCTTCCCTATCAAATGCGGTGTTACAAAGCCCACAAAGACCGTATGGCGCAATGAAGAAAGCGTACCGAAGATTGACCACGATATACATCAGATACTGGCAGAGGTCAAAACATGGGTGGATGCAGGTGAGAGTGTCTTTGCTGATGATAAGCTGATGCAACTGGCTAAACCATATCAACAAGAGGCAGAGACCGTTGATCCTATGAAAGAGGCCATTGAAGACTTCCTCAACATGAAAGTACCATCAAATTGGGAAAAGCTATCATTGAGCCTAAAGGCCAGCTTCTTTCATACTCATATTGACCATAACGGCGAGGTGGCCACTTGGTTACAACAGCACTTGGATGCTGGAGAATTACAGCCACTGCAACAAACCACCACTAGAGAGATTATGGAAGTGGTGTTCGACAAATCAGTTGACCGTTACCTGATGGGACGTACAAATTCAGATGCAAAACGGATCAAGCTCATCATGGATAACATGGATGGGTGGGATCGTGAACGAGTTCGAATCAATGGTCAGCGTTCAAGAGGATACGTCAGGAAGTAAAGTGTTTGTTTTTCTACTGTCCCACGTGTCCCGGGCTCTTAAACGTTGGTATGTAGGCGTTTGTCTGGGACAACAGACATGTCCCACACATGTCCCGAGCTGTCCCGAGCTGTCCCGCACATGTCCGAATTAGGACTTGGGACAGTAGTGGGACACGTTTGGACATCACTGGGACAGGTGACTTGTCCCAACAAAACGTTGATATACCGGCATTTGTAGCACTGGGACAGGTGGGACACTTAAAAAACAAACAAATTTAAAACTACGGAGGTTAAAAGAATGTTATATCCAGAAAGTACATGGGCTAGGTTTGAACAAGAATTTCCTATCCCTGAGAAGTATCGCAAATACTATGAGTACAAGAATTGGCACATTGAACCTAAGTCACCAGATTTTAACCCGTTTAAACAGGATCATCCGTTCGCGTTTATGCTGATGCCCGAGGACAAGCAGAACGCTTTGTATCTCTGGACTAAGGGACTGGCCAAGCGAAAGACAATCAACAGCGACTATACCTCATACGGTATCAAGCACCTATTCGCTGACTTACCCAGTGGTTTCTACATCACTAACGGCATGATGAAAGGCGCACTATTGGCAGCCGGATTTGAGATAGCCGACTACGCCGAGCTTAACTGGCATGCAAACATTTCAGGGCGAAGCATTAAAGAGCAGATCAAGCTTGCGCCCCACATCTGCTAATAAGGAGGAATTATCATGAAGAACTATTCAATTGCCCGCCTGAACAAGGTGGCTGAAATCGGTAAGACAGTTAGTCGCAGGACTGGTGCAG